CTGCCGCACCCATTCTTCCCATTGGCCGTGGGCAATCAGCCCGGCGTCTTTTGCTTCACACAGGCAGCGGCCCACCTCGAGGATGTTCTCATAGGCCCCCTTCATGTGGTGGGCGATTCGGTATTCAATATTGGCCAGCGTCACTATGGCGTTGGCAGGCACACCGGCAGGGGCCAGTAGCTCGCCGCGTACCATGGCATGATAATCGTCCCATTCGGTTTCCTTGCCGTTGACAAGCACCTCCCAGCTTTTCCAGCCGCCGTCCTCGCTACGCTTCCACGATACATAGCGGTCAAGCGCTTCTTGCGCCTGCGTAAAATCGGCGTAGCCGTTGGGGTCGATATACCCCCGGCATATCAGCTTGCGGGGCGTTTCTTTGGCGCGCTGCGCCCAAACGGTAAAGCCTCCATCCGGCAAAGGAGCCGCATAAAGGTGGCGGCGGGTGGGGTCGATGTAGGTTACTTTCATTTCTCCGCTTTGCATGTTTCATTTTCTCCCTTCATCGCTTTGTAGTGTTCGCATAGCTTAAACAGGCCGCAGCAGTAGCGCCTGTAATGCTCGTTTCGTGGGTCGCTGCCGGGGTATTCGTGCTTGATGCCGCCGCACACGATATAGCTGCGGCCCCGGTAGCTGCTGCGGTGCTTGAAACAGGGGCACCGCGCCCGCAGGCCGTCCCGCGTTGCGCCGCGCACCGGCTGGCGGCAGTTGCAGGTTTCTCCGATCTCCAAGGGCCTGCCGCAGTCGTTGCAAACCCGCATATTGGTGGCAAATCTCATATTAGCCTCCCTTCAAAAGCGCCTGCGCGGGCGCTTTTATCGAAATTCTTCCGGCAAGTCCGCGTCATCGACGGGGATAAAATCGCTCTTGGGGTGGAAGTCCATGCGCGTCTGCTCCTGTGCTACCTTGGGGCCGTCAATCAGGCGGCGGGGTATCCACAGCAGGCGTTGGGTCTTTCCATCTATCCACTTGGGACGAGTGGCGCTGGTGCTTGTGGTGGTTTCCGATGTTAGCACGCCGTCCTCGCGCATTTGCTTGTAAAGCATCTTGGCTGTCAGGGGGAAAGCCTGCCCCTGATCGTTGCACAGCTTGGCCACCGCCCGGTAGGCCACCTGTGGCATGAGGTAATAAAAATCGGCGTCCATGTAACCGATCATATCCTTGGGCGTAGAGCTGCTGCCCTCGCCGGTTCCGGCAGTCAGGTCGCGCACGGCTGCGCTCTTGCTGATGAGCAGCTCTCCGATGCTGGAAAGAAAGATTTTGCTGGGCCGATCTTCCCGCATGTCCTCGGACTGCTTGCGGCTGTTGTCGGTCACAACCTGCCAAGCGTGTGCGCTCATGCGGATGCAGTCATCGGTGGTGATCGCGCCCACGTCCCGCAGGTATCGCAGCATGGTGTCATATCCCAGCATCATGTGCGCGATGGCCTCTGCCGTGCGGCCATGCTGCCCCTTGGTTTTTTCGATGGCGACGGAGCGGTTTTTCAAAAAGGATTCATGCAGCAGCGCGGGCATTTCGTCAATCTGTTTCAGCAGCCATACAATATAGCCGCGCATACTCTTTTGCAGGTAGCCCATGCGGGCCACTTCCTGCATGGAGGTCAGGCTGTCCGTGGCGGGCACGTCGTCGCGGCTCACGTTCACCACATAAAAGCGCGCCATGCCGCTTTCACCCACGCCCGGCGTGTCCTCGCCGCTGATGATCGCCACGCCGCGCGGCGGCATACTTTCTTGCAAGGTCAGGTCGCTTTTCATTCGTCCTCGTTCTGCACCGTCGCCAAAGGCGCGGGCAAGGCTCTGCGCGGTAGCCTCCATTTTCTTGCGTTCCTGTAAACTGGTCACGGGGTGGTAGTCGTCCACCACGATGGGGGCGTCTTTCAACAGAAAAGCCTTTTTTCTGATAAAGTTGGCGGTATCGTTAAAGGATGCGGGCAGGCTCTTGCCTGTGAAGTTGCCAAAATGGGAAAGCGCCAGCGCTGCCGCTGTACTCTTGCGGCTGCCGGTGCCGCCCAGCAGGAAAAGGGCATAGGCGGGGGCGATACCCGTTGCGCTCAAAAACTCGCGCAGGGGTGCCAGAAAGATGGTGCCCAGCAGAGGGATGCACACATGTTCCGCAATAACGTCGCTCATGTTAAGCGTCATTACAGCGCCGTCCAGATAGCTGATTTTTTCAAAATCCTCTGCGCCGCTGCCGTCCAGCCGGTACATGTCCAGCCCGCTGCCCAGCGATACGGTCACGCCGTCCACGCCCACGGCCCCGCCTTCATAGAGATAGGCCCACTTGCCGCCGATCTTGCGCCAGCCGGTGTGGGTGTATTGTGTGATACGCTCGCAGGTTTCCCGGCCCACCTCGCTGATCGCGTAGCGCAGCCGGTCTTTGATGGTGTTGCCGGGCGCGATATTAGCCCGAAAGTCCCAGTTTTTTGTCACCCAGCCCATACTGTCAAACTGATCTGTTTTCACGTTCACGCGGGGCAGCGGCGCACCGTCCATAGTCCAGCCGTCGAGGATCGTTTCCTGCGATACGTTCACGCCGTCGTCGCGCGTCACTACGGCGCGGGGCAGTACCACGAAATTGGCCAGCGGTTTGGGGCCGTCCTGTGTTTCTTGGCAGATGCGGCCATTGTCCACGCAGTAGCCATACACGCGGTTGTAGTATTCGGCGGCAGCGTCGCGCTGGGCCAGCGCGTCACCGGTGAAGGGTTCAGCTTCCTGCATGGCTTTCTTGAGGGCGGCGTCGCCAGCTTTCCGGCCCAGCAGCTTGTACATGTCCGTTACGTCGCCCTTGGGCGGCAGCTCGCTGCATACTTTGGCCAGCTCTACCACGCGCACGCTCTTGGCCAGCTTGTAGGTGCTTTGCGCCACTTGCTTGGCATGATTGCGGCCCACGTCGTCATTGTCGGGGATGATGTAAAGCTCTGCGCCGGTCAGGCTGGCGCTGTATTCGCCTGCCAGCCACTTACCTGCGCCCATAGGGTTGGTAGTCGCGGTGTATCCCATGGCCGCCATGTTGTCGCAGTCCTTTTCGCCCTCTACCACAAAGACCGGCTTTCCGGCCTTGATCGCTGCCAGCACCTCGGGCAGCCGGTAAAGCACCAGCCGCGCGCCTTCCTTGGTGTACTTGTATCCTTCCGGCTTGCTGGGGTCGGGCTGCCGCAGGCTGAAGGTCTTGCTGCCGTCCGGGCATTGGTAGCGGCAGGCCTCAAACAACACCTTGCCGCTTTCGTCCGTGTAGCTGTACGCGCACACGAATTTCCCGCGCGGCTTTTTGCCGCTGCCCTTCTTGGTGGCAGGCGATGCGCTGGCCGGGGCTGGCTTGCCGGTGGGGGCGCTGCTCTCGTGGAACAGGTCGCGCATTTTTAGACCCATCGCGCCAAGCACCGCCTCAGTGTCGCAGCCCGCTTGGCATTTCAGCACGATGCCCTTGTCGCCGTCGCGCACGCACAGGCTGGCGGTTTTGTCATCGTGGGCCGGGCACCGGCACATGTATTCGCCGCTCCCGTTCGGCCCTGATTCCACGCGAAGGCGGGATATAAACTCGCGGATGTCCATGCGCCCGCCCTCCCTTATCTGCTTGCTTTCGTCTGTGCTTGGATGCGCGCCTCTATGGCTGCGCGTACTTCGTCCATGTCGAACATGAAGGCTCGCCCGGTTTTGTCGCAGGGCATCCAGCCCTCACGCACGGCGCGCCGGATAGCCGACACGCTCAGCCCGGTTTCGCTGCTCACCGTGGCGATGCTCACGCCCTCGGGCCGTTTCAGCAGTTCGGCCACGCGGTCGATGTCCACCACCGTGCGGGTGCCCAGCTTCATGTGGGGTATATCGCCGCTTTTTACGGCACGGCGCAGCCTGTCCTCACTGATCGTCAGCTCTACGGCTGCTTCCCGGATGGTCGCAAATTTCACGGCCAGCCCTCCTTCTTAGATATTGGCCACCGCCTTGTCAATGGCGGCGATGGTTTCCTCCATCACGCGGCGCAGCTCCACCGCCTTGCAGCGTATGGCCTCTGCGGCTGGCAGCTCGTCGGCGGTAATGCGCCCGTCACGGGCGACGGCGGCAAACCGCAGCGCGATTTGCTGGGCGCTTTCAAAAGACACGGCCCAGCCCAGCGCCGCGCGGGCCAGCTCGCTGCTCTCTGCGCTGCCGTAATCCGGCAACAGCGGGCAGCAGGCACGGATGTGCGCACCCTTCAGGTCGGGGTCGTTGTACGCCTCCACCATCTTCTGCACCACGTCGCACGGGGGAACGGTGCGCCCGTTTTCATAGTCGGCCAGCGCCTCGCAGCTTACATAGATTTCATTGGCCGTCCTTTCGCGGCTGGCGTGCAGCGGGTTGCGCTGCGCCGCCTGCATCCGGGCGCGGTGGTAAATGTTATCGGTTTTCATGCGCGCCCCTCCCAATCCTCGCAGCACTCCAGCCCGCTGTCCAGTTCGCGCAGGCAGTCGCCATACTTGCGGCAGTTATCGCAGCCGATGCGGTTGCTGTTCTGCTTGGCCTCGCTGCGCTTCATAATCTGCACCGTGCAGCCGGCGCTGCTCACCACTCCCACAAGGCCGGGTATGCGGTGGATAGTCACATAGCGGGGTGTGACATAGTTGCCCGCTATGTCCTCGCGCACGGCTGCGGAGCAAATGTTGGCGGTCAGGCCGCTGTGGGCTTCACCGTCCGCTTCGTCATACAGCGCGTAAAAATACACATTCAGCAGTTGGGTTTTCATGCCGTCGCCTCCTCAATGTAGCCCGCCGCCTCCTCGATGCTATCCATGGCACTTTCAAGGTTGGAAATGGCTTCCTCGGCCTTTTCGCCGCGCTCGCTCATCTGGATGCCCTCGGGCATGTTGTCGTAATACTCCTGTTCCTCATCTTTCAAGGTTTCCAGCTCATCGCGCAGGGCGTTGAGCTGTTCAATGATGCTTTGCAGGCTCTTGCGGCGGGGCTTGTTCATATCGGGGCCTCACTTTCTGCCAATCGTGGCGGGTTCCGGCACCATTTCCCGCCCTTGTGTACCTTGTGTTTCCGGGCTGGATGGTGTCTAATATGTTCGTGATATTTGACATTTTAGCGATTTTTTTTTTTTGTCAAGTCTTTTATGTAAATTGGCGTAACTTAGCGCACAAAATGACGAAATAAGGCACGAATACGGTACAATATGAAACGAACAGGGGGAATAATTCAAAATGTCATACACACAAAACAGACTGCGGCAGTTACGGGAAGAAAGGGACATAAAGCAGCAGACGGCTGCCGAAGAATTGGACATTTCCCGCGCGATGCTCTCAAACTACGAAAGCGGGAAAATGCCCTCACTGTGGAACGGCATAAAGCTGGCGCAGTATTATCATGTTTCGCTTGACTATATTTTCGGGTTATCAGCAGAGAAAAACGCAACCGATGGGGCGCTCACGTCCGCATTTACCACGCTGCAAAACGTGGCGGCCAGCAGCGCACCCACGGCCAGCGATGTGATGGAGCTGGTCAACGCGGCGATTTTGTACCAATGCAACGGCTCGCCGTGCGGGGAGCAGCCGTTGGCTGCGTGGCGCGACTTCATGCGCCAGCTCACCGCTTGCCTGCAAGCGGCCACAACGGGCGACAAGGCCAAGCTGATGGATGCCGCTAACGCTGCCACCGTCGCCGCGCTGGAAGTCACCAAGATGCCCGCCGCCTATTTAGAGGGGAAAGTGAAGGGGGCGCAGAAATGAAAAGAAAACTCCCGGCCCTGATCTTTGCCGCGCTGGCCTGTGTCTGCGTATGGATCGCCGTCAGCGCCACGAAAAACGCAGCCCTTGCTTGGTTATCTGCCGCCGTGTGCGCTGTGCTGGCGGCGGTGGTGTGGAAAGGAAAGAAAGAGGCCTCAAAGAAAACGGCAGCGCGCTCTCCTGGTCTTGTCAAAGTGTTCGTTGCTAAGAATGGGCAGGTATATCATTGCAATTCGATCTGTCAGCATGTATTTGGACACAAGTACACCGACATGACACGCGCGCAGGCAAAGAAAAAAGGGTTTAAGCCCTGCAAAAGCTGCTATCCGTATGGGGATTGACGCCTCTTACACTTTTTCGGCCTGCATCCTTACATAAAAAACCAGCCATTTCACAGGCCGGTGTAATGAGAGAAACCCTTGCAAATTCAAGGGTTTTTCGTGCATCTTGGGGCAACTTACACTTTTACAGTAAAAAAACAACATACCCCCGCTATATTTTTCATTTCATGGAGGCGTTGACACATGGGAACGATTGAAAAGCGCGGGCGCAACTCTTGGCGCGTCGGCGTGCAGGTGCTCACAGATACCGGGTGGCAATGGGTGCGCGAAACCATCAAAATGCCGGACGGAATGACAGAGGCCAAGCAGCGCAAGGAAGCGGAAAAGGCCCTTGCGCAGCTCACCGCTGACGCCAACGCCGGGCGTGTCAAGCCCAGCCAAGCCCCGCACACAGTCCGCAGCTTTGCCGCCATGTGGATGGAGCAGCACGTCAAGCCCAACTGCAAAGCCACCACATACAAGGATTATCAATACTTCCTTGATTCCCGTATTCTGCCCCTGCTGGGTGATGTGCAGCTAAAGAAGCTCACGCCGCTGATGCTCACAAAGTGGCTCAACGACGTGCGCACCAGCGGGCGCAGGCTCACGCGCCTGCCGGATGAAAAACTCAAAACGCCGCGCCGTCCCAGCGACGTGGCCAAGATGGCCAGCGCGGACAGGGTGGAAAAGCCGCTTTCGGCTCGCACCGTGCAGCACTATTATGATACGCTGGATGCCATGCTTGACAAGGCCGTGCAATGGGAAGTATTAAACCATAACCCTCTGGATAGGGTGGACAGGCCAAAGGCAAAGAAGCCAAAGGCGCACTTTCTCACAGAGGAGCGCGCTGTGGAGCTGCTGCGCTGCCTGCGCCATGAGGAAAACATGTGCTACCGTGCCGCGCTGCTGCTGGCCCTGCTCTGTGGTCTGCGTTTGGGCGAGGTGGGCGAGCTGCGCCTTGATGACGTTGATTGGAAAAATGGCACAATCGACATTTCCCGCGCGTTGGTATATACACCGCAGACCGGCAGCTTTGCCGGTGATCCCAAGACAGAGGCAGGCGAGCGCCTGATCGCGCTGCCGCCCGGCATGATGGCCGTGCTGCATGAAACCCGTGAATATCAAAAAGAGGTGCAGACGTGGGCCGGTGATCTCTGGAAAGGGGAAGGGTGGATAGTCCACGGATGGAACGGCGCGCGGCTCCACCACGACACGCCCTCTAAATGGTTCCGGCGCTTTGCTGATGCCCATGGCTTTGAGGGTGTCCGCTTCCACGATCTGCGGCACCCGTATGTCAAGCACACGACAAAAATTTTTAGCTTGCGCTTGAAGTTTTTTCAAGCGCAGCCGGTTCCTGACGCTCTG